AAATACTGTTCTTATTTTATCACCTAATTCATCTAGTTTAGGTTTTAGCTTATTATACTCTTTAATAGCTTTATCTAAATGAATTGCTTTTAAGTATTTGCTATAAGCTGCTTCAGAAACATCATAAACATGAGAAGCACTTTGCTGCCTTAAGTTTAATATTTGCTCATTAATTGTTTTACCTATTCTTTCAACAAAGTATTTTCTTTGCTGAACTGACATTTTATTCTTTTGCATCTATAACCTCCTTAAGTTTTTTAATCATATCATTATTTATTTTAATCATTTCTGACATTACTTGTAATGCTTTAGTTTGTTCACTTATTCTATTATCTATTTTTTCTAAGCAAACTATTAGTTTTTTACAAAACTCTTCATTCATCTATTAACCTCCCGTTAAATTTATCTATTATTTCGTTAAACAATGGGTGTAATTCTTCTGGCTCTCTTTCTTTTTCTACTACTTTACCATATCTACCCATAGCAATAGCTGATTCATCTATCCAAACACACTTGCCACAATTCCAAGGATTTTTCTTGCAATTTTTTTTATGCTCTATAGCTTCTTTAGTATTACAAAACCAACTCATTTTAAGTCCTCCCAAGTAGCAAGAACTGCTCTGCCTGTGCTTGTAAGCCATAGTATTTTTTCTTGAACAGGCGTTATAGCTACCATTTTAGTAGTAGATTCATCTAACTCTCCATCTTCAAACAAGTCTTCATCAGGATATGGAACTAATATACAATCATTTACCATCCATTTATCTTTACTCATAGTTTCTCCTTTTTTAATCAAAAAAAAGGGAGAACTCGTCCTCACAAGTCCTCCCTTAATGGTAGTCAGAGGAACTTAATCCTCCCTGTTACCAGCATTAAAATGTTTCATAACATCTCTTCTATATTCTTCTTCTGCTTGCTTCATATAATGTTGAACTTCTTCTTCACGCATTATTTCTGCTTTAGCTATTATATCGTTATTCTCTCTAATTAACTTACTTACAAGAGACTTAGCACGTTCACTTAAAGTAGTTTTACTTACCTCTCTAAGTACTTTATTGTTTTTTAAAGCAACATCTTCATCTGAATATTGATACACTATTTAACCTCCTTTTTTAATCTATAATAGTAAAGGTTACCCATAACATACTGTTTAACCCACCAACAATCTCCACACGCTTTATCGATTATTTCATTTCTACGCTTAAGATTTTTATTTATTATTTTCTTATTAAAGCTCATCAGACCAAACCATATCTATTATACAATATCTTAAATCTACTGGTCCTTTTTCGTCAAATTCTAATCTGACTGATGGACTTATTAATTTGCCTGTTTTTATATAATCTATATCGCCTTGTGTTATTGTTAGCTTTACTCTTGGTATTTGTTTTTCCATACTATCTCCTTAAAACGTTATTGATTCCATCAAATATTGCTGTTAATACATATCCTATAGCTCTTAATATATGACCTAATATTAAGCCGAACGTACCTAAAATTTTAAGGTATATACTATTGTTTTCCTTAGTTTTTAAGGGCATTTCTTTACTTAATAGAAAGTATAATATAATAAGAACAAGTATAATGGTTACCATATTATTTCTCCTTTTGTATACAAAAAAAAGGGAGAGCCTCACTAAGAGACCCTCCCAACTTATTTAACCGCAACAACTAAACAGATGTTGCTAAATAAGCATCAATATCAAAATCCTGCTTTTCTTGCTTTGGATTTCTATGAATAACTACACCACTACCATTCTTAGAAGCCACTATGTCTCCTTGGAAGTTAAGTCTTGTTTTCATAGCCACCAATTTAGTATGATTAACATCAATTGCATCAGTTTCTTTAGCTATAATTTTAGCTTTTACTAAAGATTCAGATGGAATAAATGCTCTCAAAGCCTCATTAGGATTATTAGTACTAACTGATTCATTATCTTCATTTTGCTTGAAAAATATCATTATTACTCCATTTCTATGCTTACGCATTTATGTTTTTATGTGCAAAGTTACACACAAAAAAAGGAGAAAGGATGTATGTTACAACGTTGTGGTTTTTTTTTATTTAAAAATACAACAGGTGCTAATACCAGACATTAGACATATTGCAATATGTTAGGCTTGTCATCTACACACGTAGAAGCAAGGGATTCGAACCCTGTGTTTGCAACCACCTACCTCCACCTGCTGTATTTTTTTTCTATTAAATAAGGAGTAGGGGACCGAAGTCCCCTTGAAATCCTATCTCCTATTAAGACTATTAAGTCTTAACTTACAGGTATGTAAGAAATCAGAATCTCTATCTTCATAGAACTCTTCTATTACATCCCCATTAAACAAACTATAAATCTGAACACACCAACCCTCGTTTGTGTGAAATATATCAGATTGTATAAACATATCATTATATTGCATATTTACTCCTTTGCTTTTTATTAATAAAATACACAAAAAAGGGAGAAAAGGAAGTGGTTTACACCTCCTTATATTTTTCCCCTGTTATTTCTTCTAATCTCAATTTCATATTTTCAACACGCTGTTTTAATCTTTTTTTATGCTTAAAAGTCAAGCGGTTTTCTTTACATTCGGGATTAATTCCTTGTACAATATAATATTCATATTCTTTAATAAGTTTAGGAAATTTAATCCTATCTTCTTCATCTCTATAATATTGTTCAATTTCTTCATCGGACATCCAATCATCATTTAACATATTTACTCCTTGTTTTTTTAAGTATTTACATAAAATAGGGAGAACACACTTGTTAAAGTGTGTCCTTAAACCTACTAAATTCCATTTCTATTTCTCTATCCTCATCAAAATCCATTTCTCTATCTGCTCCATTTTCACTCCATTTTATCCTTAGCTCATCAATATGCTTATCATACCATATTTCATAAAATAGTTCCATAAAATCTATTTTTTCAAACATAACTACCCCTATTTTTATTTATAAAAAAAGGAGAAAGGAAGTGTTTTCACACCTCCTCACTCAATAACATAGCAAATCTATCTCTTGCTAATTTCATACCTTTAATAAAGGACATTTCTTTATCAAGAATACTTATTATTGTTTTATCATCAGGCAATTTATTACGATTATTTTTGTTTTGTTTAGATATACGTTTAATATCATCATCAAGCCTATTAATAACTGCTTTTATTTTTCTTTCAGGATATAACATATTTACTCCTTATTTTTAAGTATTTACATAAAGAAAGGAGAAAGATATAGAGTCACAAGGATTTGAACCTTGCTCTACTGCTTTAAGACTTATGTAGAGGACCCATTACTTTTCCCTATATCTTTTCCTTTTACATAAAAAAAGGAGAGAAACACTTGGTTTCCCTCCTATGTTATTACATTTCTTGACCATATACAGGTTCTGCAACAGGTGGTTTATTATTATGATACCTTTCTTGTTGCAATTCATTCTTTCTTGCACGATAACCCTCATTAAAATGATGTCGTGCAAAAGCTAAATGACTACCTATAAATGTATATAACTTTTTCATATTTACTCCTATTTTAACTGTTAACAATACATAAACAAGGGAGAAAGAGAAAGGCTTATGCCTCTCTCTGCCTATGTAAAATGTTGACTACGTGCTTAACAGATTTAAGACTACCAAAGGTTCCTCCAACCTTATCATTGAATAAGTAGAAACCTTTATCTCGTCTCTTTAATGTAAGACCTAAGTCTTCAATCTTAGCGAATAAACATTTAACTGTCATAACATTACTCCTTATGTATGTATGGATTAGTATATATATATGATAAACAAGGGAGATATATATAGTGTGTGGTGCGCTGATACACCCCCTCATGCCTCGGGGGATATATGTGTGGCTATACAGGTACATACACATATATTGGGCGAGGCGAGTGGGGTGGGTGGGGGAGACAGACAACAAACGAGTTCAACATATATAACTAACAATTGAACTCAACCGTATCTAACCCCCTAACCCCTGTTTTAATGGGGGGTGGTATCAACTTACCCCTCCCACTCTCATTCTACATATATTTTTATGTCTTGCTACTCTCGTCTACTTGAGAGTATATTATAGTATGAGCAAGAAGAAAAAAGTATATGACGTATTTAATGCACTAACTGGAGAACTAGAAGGTAGTATATCTGCTGACGAGGAAGAGTTAGAGCTTCTTAAGGAAGATTCTGAAGAGGTTTCTAAGAGGATGGACTATACTAAAGCAGAGATGGAAGTAGTTAGGAAGATAATAATATCCAAACTTGAATTAAAGGAACTACTTGAAGGTCCTGAGAGTATGGATTAACCTATATAAGTAGTATAAGGTTAGTATATATATGTAGAACCTTATAGGTAAGACCTATAGGTAAGACTTATAGGTAAGACTTAAAAGATTTTGTTAATAATGATATAATGTGCATATGTGTATTTAAATAAAGGAGATTACTATGAAATGGTATAAAACAGTAACTTTAAACACTACATCTGGTAGTAATATTAATCTACCTAAAGATGTTTGGAAGAATTTAAATTGGAAACCTAATGATAAAATAAAGTTACGTTATTTTTATGACTCTCCAACAGATAAATATGGGCCTGTTGGTATAACTGTAAGCAAGGAGGACTAATATGGCACAAGGAGACAATGTATTTTATTATATAAAACAAGCAGAGCTAGTACCTGACAAGTATGGTAAGCATATAAAGATTAAAATGATTAGTGCATATACAGGTAATGGTAAATTTGTAAAACATATGAAGTTAGATAAAGAGTTATTACAAGAGTTAAAAGATAGTGTTATCTTACCTGCTAAGCCTAAACAAATAAAAGATGTAAAATAATATGGAACAAGTTAAAAGAAAAGTTAACGGAATATTTAAAGTATATCCATTATACTCAGAATCAGAAGCAGAGATAAAGAATATACCTTTTGTACACTGGAAAGAAGTAGAGGTAGGTGATTATGGTATTAGTGATGATGGTTTTATTGGTGAATGTATTGGTAGAAAGACTTATACTGATAAACATAAACGAACTAAAACATTTGTAAAGATGTGTTATGGTGCTAATTGGATTTCTAAAAATTCCAAAATAATTTATATAGAAAATAAAGAGCATAACTCATATGCATCTATTAAGCCTAGAAACTGGGCAGAGAAAGAATTAGGTAAGACACGTACTAAGAATTTAATAACTGCATATGTAGAGCAGTTGTTATCTAATAAACCTGTTGATTGGGATATACTTGGTAATATATACAGACCAGACCAGAAGACTCCTGCTGCAACAGTAAGAAGATTATTAAAACAGGAGGTTGTAAAAGATATGGTAGATAAGAAACTAAAAGAAGTTTTAGTTAATAAAGGTGTAACTGAAGAGTTTGTATTAGATACAATGCTAGAAGCAATAGAGATTGCTAAGAATAAACTTGATGCAGGTAATCTGCTTAAGGCAGCAGACAACTTGCAAGATTTATTGGAGATGAAACCTAGTAGGAAAGTAGTAACTGACACATTAGAAATAGGTAGTAGTACTAAATTACTAGATGAGATAGAAGAAAATGAAAGTAAAATGAAATTACAAAGAAAAGTAGAAGAACCTATAGATGCAGAAGAATAATGTTATACAAAATAAATTAAGAAACAATATGATATTATTTGGTAAGACCGTAATGCCTAATATGTTTTCTTCGGCTTCGCCTCAGTTTCATTTTGATATTGCATCTATATTACAAGATGAACTTGTTAAACAAATAAATATTATTGCGCCTCGTGGACATGCTAAGTCATCTGTTGTAGGTGGCATATTTCCGCTATATCATTTAATGTTTGATGAAGGTCCTAAATTAATATTGCTTATATCTAGAACGCAAGACCACGCAGTAAAGTTACTTGGTACTATAAAAGATACATTAGATTTTTCTCATAACTTTAGAAGTGTGTTTGGTTATTGGGGAATGAACTCTGCTAAGTCTTGGTCTAAATCAGAAATACAATTAAAAGACGGTTCTGTTATTATGTGTAAAGGAACTGGACAACAGCTTAGGGGAATTAAGGTAGGAAATCAGCGACCTACTTTAATTGTAGTAGATGACCCCGAAGACGAAAACAATACTAAAACCGCTGAAGCAATGGAAACTAACCTGCGATGGTTGCTACAAAGTGCTGTACCTTCATTGGACCCTGTCCGTGGTCGTATCGCAATTATTGGTACCCCTCAGCATCAAAGATGCATGGTTGAGACATTGAAGGAGATGAAGGGGTGGTATAATATGCACTTTTCTCCAGATATGGCTAATGGTAAAGCGCTTTGGGAGGAGTGGCAGCCTATTAAAAAACTTAAGCAGAAGAAAGAAGAGTTAGAATCTATTGGTAGAGTATCTGTATTTTATAGAGAATATCTATGTGAGATAGTTGGAGATGAAGACCAATTGTTTAAACCTAAATATCTTAAAAGTTATGAAGGTTCTTATTATAGAGACGAAGATGATAATGCGATGATGCAATTTAAAAGTATTGATGGTGAAATATTTAAAGAAGCTTTGCCTGTTAATATATTTATGGGAGTAGACCCAGCATCATCTATTAATAAAAGTGCTGACTATTCTACTATAGTAGCTATTGCAATTGATAAAAAAGGTAATCGATATGTACTGCCTTACTATCAAAAACGTGCTACACCTATGAATTTAGCAGAAGCTATTATACAGCAGTTTAAAATATACAAACCAGATAAGGTTCGTATCGAGTCTGTTGGTTATCAAGAAATGCTAAGAGAATATTTAAAGACTAGATGTGAAGAAGAAAATTTATTTATACCTGGTCTTGAAATTAAAGAAACCCCTAGAAATTCTAAATCAATTCGTTTAGAACAACTACAACCCTACTTCGCACAAGGTAAGTTTCATCTATTAGACGATATGCAAGAACTTAAAGATGAACTTATGCTCTTTCCTAGAGGAAGGCATGATGATTTGTTAGATGGACTTTATTATGCAAATAAAAAAGCCTATGCCCCTACTCACGATAAAATTAATAAAGAAGAACACGTTATGATGAAGAGAAAGTTAAATAAAGCTATAGACTGGATGACAAGTTAAAAAAAAGGTTTGCTTTGAACCTATGACGTTATAGTATATTAACTCTTGTCATGGCAGAAAAACCTAGAGAAGTTCAAATAACAGAAGATTTATTGCGTGAGTACGCTGGAGCTAGAACAGAATGGGCTGGTCAAGCAGTCGAAGACAATGAGTTCCGTAATGGAAAACAATGGACTGATGAGCAGATTAAATCCTTAAGAGCTAGAGCTCAAGAACCTCTTGTAGTAAATGTAATATACCCAGCAGTAGAGCAAGCAAAAGCTTTACTTACTACTCACAGACCACGTTTCCAATGTATAGCTAGAGAAGATAGTGATACTGGTACAGCCAGAGCAATATCTGATTTAATGTCGTACGTATGGGATTTAAATGATGGTAATGTAAAATTAAAACAAGCAATTGATGATTACTACGTTAAAGGTATGGGAGTTTTATGCGCATACTTTGACCCTATGTGTGATTTTGGTAAAGGCGAAATAAAACTAGAGGCTGTTGACCCTCTTGATGTTTATATTGACCCTTCTGCTAAAGACCCTTTCTGTCAAGATGCTAATCATATTATTATTGGTAAAAGAGTTATGGAATCTCAATTAATACATGATTATCCAGAATATGCAGATATTATTAGAGAATCTACAGAATCATCAATGTTATCTGACAAATCTACAAGTAGAGGTAAGCTGCTTGATGAAGCAACTATACCGTATGATAATAGAGGTAGATTATCTGGAACTATTGACCAAGATAGAGAATTAGAATTATGTCAAAGATATACTAAAGTTAAAATGTCTTATGTTAGAGTATATGACCCATATAGTACAGAAGAGAAAATATTAGATGAAGGTCAATTTGATGAGTATAAAAAAGAACCAGCTGTTATGCTTAATGACAAAGATGGTGAAAAATTTATTACAGAAATAAATGAAGTTCGTAAATGGCTGGGGATTGCAAATGAACATGGAACATTAATATCTATGGCTCTAGACCCGAAGACTGGTCAACAAATGATAACATCAGGAGCTTCGTTAGAACCAAATAGTATTGCTGGTACTACTATTGAAATTACTCCAATAACTAAAGGTAATTTAATTGCAGATGAAAAGATAGTTGCAGTTGAAACGCTTAGAACACATATAAGATGTTTTGTATCAGTTGGAGATAAAGAATTATATACTGTAGTTAAACCTATAGAAAATTATCCATGTGTTATATTTATGAATGGACATAATAGAAATCCTTTCCCAATGTCTGATGTTAGGCATGTTAAAAATTTACAACAATACATTAATAAAGTTAGAAGTTTAATTGTTGCTCATGCATCTAGCTCTACCAATGTCAAGCTTCTTATCCCTCGTGGTTCCATGAACAAACAGAAGCTTGAGGAAGAGTGGGGCAGAGCTGGCACCGCTGTTGTAGAGTTTGACCCTGAACTTGGTCAACCTATTGTAGCAGGTCCAGTACCTCTTCCAAATGAGTTATATAAAAATGAAGCAGATGCTAAAGCAGACATAGAAAAAATATTAGGAATTTATGCTCTAATGCAAGGTGACCAGAGTGCTGCCCCTCAGACTTACAAAGGTACTGTAGCTCTAGATGAGTTTGGTCAAAGACGTATAAGGTCTAAGAAAGATGATATAGAAGCAGGTTTAAATATGCTTGGTAAGGTAGTTATAGACTATATACAAGGATATTATACTGATGAAAAGATTATTAGAATCTTAAGACCTAATCGTAAAGACCCAGATGAACAACAAATTAATATGCCTATTACAGATATTTCTGGATATATTGTTGGTAGAACTAATGATGTTACAGTAGGTAAATATGATTTAGTTGTCGTATCTGGTTCTACATTACCTTCTAATAGATGGGCTAGATTTGAATACTATAAAGAATTATATACTCTTGGTGTTATAGACCAAGTAGAACTTTTATCACAAACAGACGTTGCAGATATGGAAGGTGTTATGGCTAGAAAAGGTCAATTACAACAAGCGATGCAACAAATACAATCGCAAGATGAGCAGATTAAAAAATTACAAGGTGATTTACAAACTGCACAACGTGAGTCTGTACATGATAGAAAAAGAATTGAAGTTAAAGAGTTTGAAGTTAAACTTGCAAAAGCCGAAGCAAAAGCTGAAATGGCTACGCAACTTTATCAAACAAGACTTTCTGATGAAATCAGAAACATCAGAGAGGATGCCAAACGAATAGAAAAGCAAGATGCTAAATCTACTAAGAAAATCGTAGGCATAAAATAGTGTTGCTGATAATAACAAACACAAGGAAAACAAATGAGTGATAATATAAACGTTATGGGAGATGCTGCAAATCCTATTCAAGGGGGGAACGAAACTATACCAGTTGAAACAGCTGGCGTACCGACTGCTCCTGCTGGGAATACGGAAGGAACAATCTCTGCACAAAATAACGAGATTCCAAAAGACCAAGCTCCAACAGGTCAGACTTACCCTGTGGGTAATATTGCTGAACCTGGAGAATTTGATTCTAGAGAATCTCAAGAACCAGCGAAAGATAACCCTAGTAGACATGAATATTGGCAAAGTCAACATGACAAGGTAAATAACGAGTTGGGTAATGCTCAGAAAGAGTTAGAATACTATAAACAACAAATTGGACCGTTAGCAGATTATCTGAAAAATAATCCAAATGTTGTTAATGCTATTGACCAACAACTCTCCAATGGTCAGCTTCAAGGTGACACTCAAGTTCAGGCTCAGCCTGATATGAGACATCAAGATGCTCCGTTGCAGAAACCAAACAGACCGACAAAACCTAGTGACTACAATGAGGTTGATGCTTACAATGACCCTGACAGTTCATCTTTTAAATATAGAACAACTATGGATAGTTATAGAGATGACATGATTTCATTTATGGAAACTAAAGATATGGAGAGAGAGCAGTTTGCTCAACAGCAAATGGCTCAACAGCAATTAATGGCTGAAAGGCAACAAGCTATTAGTCATGTTCAAAACAATTATGGTTTTGATAGTGCAAAGGCTCAAGACTTTGTTAACTTTATTACTGACCCTTCAAACGTCACCTATGATAATCTTGTTGAAATATATAATAAAAAAAGTGGACCGTCTCAACAAGAAATAGAAGCAAGACAAAATATGGCTAAAGCAAAACAGATGCAAGAAAGAGTTAAAGTTCCAAGAGAAACTATAAGTACTCCTGGCACTTCTGCTCCTCCTATGTCTGATGAAGATGCTTTTAGTGCAGATTTAATTGCTTCGTCTAAAAGGAGATAATAAACAATGGCTACAGAAAAGAATTTAGGTGCCAGTGGTGTTCTCTATACAGATAGAAGGGATTTCTACATCAGCCCGCAAGTCGTCAAGGAATTGTGGACTGACGTAACTCCATTTACAACAATTATATCTAATAAAGAAACACGACAAACTAACGACCCTTTGTTCAAAATGTTTGAACATAGAGAACCGTGGATAGAACAAAAGTGTGTTAACAATAGTACAACTACTGCGTTACACGCTACTAACGATGCTTCAGGCAATATTGATATTGATGGCATTACAAACTTACCTACACCAGCAACTTCAGGAGAAGGACAAGCTTGGGTTGGTTTAGTATTTGAAGTATGGGATTCTGCTGAAACAACTTTAAGAGGTACATGTGTTTGTACTGCAGTTGTTGATTCAAATACAATCAGCCTTAAAAACCTTAGTGGTGCTACTTTAACATTTGTAGACGATGACGTTTTACATGTGATTGGTAATGCACACGGTGAGGGTACTGAAGCTCCAGAAGGTTGGGCAGATGAACTAAAAGTAGTATGGAATAGTACTCAGATATTTAAAACACCTTTACAGGTTACTGGTACATTATTACAAGCTGCTTTAAGAGGTGAATCATCTGAACTAGCTAGACTACGATTACAAAAGTCTCAAGAACACAAAATTCAAAAAGAAAGAGCGTTCTTATTCGGACAACGTATTGGTGGTACAGGACTTCAAGATTCTGCACAAAGTGATGGTTATAACGACTCAAGTGCTTTAGGTGAATCATTTGCTGATGGTGGACATACAGAAGCAGGCGGTAGTAATAAAATAAGAACAACTTATGGTATTATATCTGCTCTTGAAAAGTATGGTGAAGCTACTTCTACAAATGATTACCAAAACGTTTTCTCAGTTTCAGAAGCAAGCTATTCATATGGCGCTTTTGTAGACGATATGGAAAAAGTTTTCCAATACGTTCCTGATGCTGGATTTAAACGTGCATTTGTAGGCGCTGGCGCACTTGGCTACTGGTCTAAAATGGCTGGTACAACAGGTATGGCTGGTAACTCTGGATGGACAGTAAGTTTAGGTGACATGAAGAGAGATGCTCTTGGATTCAATTACAGAATGCTTGAAACACCTCACGGAATGGTTCAACTTATACCTACTCCTTCATTAAGAGGTAGATACAATAAACATATGCTTATCGTTGATGAGTCTAATTTATTCCATGCTCAATATCGTTCGCCAATGTATCAAACTAACATTAAGACAGATAACGCATTTGATGGTGTGAAAGACCAGTATATGTCCGATGAAGGTATCGGTATTACTCAGATTAACTCTCACTCATTAATGAAGATAACTGCTTAAGGAGGTTTGAACAATGGCTAGACCTTATTTACATGGAACTAGCGGAGGTGTTAAAACCTTGGCAGCTGACACTACGTTAACTATGGCTGATTCAGGTAAAGTATTTATCTGTTCTCAGGCAGGAGCGTATGACATAACATTACCAGCAGTTGGTGATGCTAAAGGATGGGTGGGAACATTTATTCTTGGTACAGCTGGAAGTAATGATTTCGATATTATCGGAGGAACTACTGATGTAATGTTTGGCGCAATAGTTGGTGATACTAATACAACTATTGATGCTGCTGACAAAGTAACGTTTGATGCAAGTAATGCAAATAAAGGTGACAGAATAGACATTGTCTGTGATGGAACTTCTTATTTTGTAACTTCTTGGGCAGACGCTGCTGCTGACGTAGGAGCAAGTGGCTAATACTAACGCTTAATAACTAGGGTGGAGGGCTTTTGCCCTCCTTCCCTTAATTTGGAGAACAATGGCTTTACCAACAAGTTTTAAATTAAGAATAGAAGATTTAGCAGGCTTTGCTTACGCTAATAACGACTATAGTACTGCAGATGACGCTGCCTTACAGCAGTTTCTTGTAGATGGTTGTTATGATGTTGTATTTAGAGTAAGTGCTGTTACTCCTGATATTATTGATAGATTTACTACTAAAACATCTAGCGGAAGTTTTTCAAACGGTACTGCTTCTGATACTTATAGAGAAATAGCCTATGTTTATAGAAATGGTTTAAAATGTACTGCAGGTAAATCTAGATACCATGATTCTTATACTAATTCTACAAGCACACATTATGCGCATGCTGAAAGACCAACATGGTATATATTTGATGGTGGTATTTATATACAGCCAACACCTACTTCAGTAACTGTAGATATATATCATCTACCAAATGATTATAGTATCAATGTAGATAGTAATGCTATAACAGATTTTCCAAAAGCATATTATGAACATATATGTTTATATGCTGCAATTAGAGTTTTAGATTATAGAATACAAGAAGTAGTTCAAGAAGATGAAGACCCAGAAATGATGGGACTGCTTAGAGCGCAACAACAAAAATTACAAGCTGATTATGAAGCTAAGTTTGCAATACAAAGTGGAGGTAGAAAATAATGAAATTAAAAGAATATATGGACATTATATCTGAAACTTATCCAGAAGTTGAACTTGCTGACGTAATAAAGATTTTAAATAGAGCAATAGAAGATTTTAGTGAAAGAACAGAAATTGTAAAAGACTCTTATAATGCATCTACAGTTGCTAATCAAAGATATTACAATTTACCAGAAGATGTTATAAAAATTATAAGTGTTGATGTAGATGACGAGGTTGCTCCTAAACTAATAGGAGAACCTTCTAAAAGGGATATGACTTAATGGCTACATATAAAGGACATACTAAAGGATATGTATGGTGGACAAGAAAAGGTGGTAGACAAATTGGTGTTGCTACTACATCTGACCTTTCTACGTTTACATCTCCAACAGAAGTAAAAACTATAAGATTATTTACAGTAAAGACAGCAGATAAATTTAAAGATGAAGATTTAGTAGCTGGTTCTATAGATATGGCAGAAACTTGTACAGATATACCTATTAGATTTCATGAGGCTTTATTATTTAAAGCAATGGAAACATTATCTGAAAGAGCAAGTCAATGGGAGGTAGCATCATATTATAGACAAAAGTATAATGACCTTGTAATACAGGCTAAAAGATATGCTAACACAGAAAGCGATGGTAGAAGTATATTCACTGTTGCACAACATGATATGTAATGTCTTTTAATTTAGATACTACACAAAATACAGTTTACAGAAATTACTTATCTACAAATTGGTCTGATATATCTTTAAACTGGGACATATTACTTTCAGGGACAAATTTTTCAAAAGATACAATAGGCAATAATGACTTTACATTAGACAGTATTGGAAATAATGACTTTGCAGAAGATTCTTTTTAACGTATAATAGGAGCAATCAATGGAATTAGCAGATTACATAGTAGATATTAAAAATCAAATTATAGAATACAAAAAGTTAGAAAATTTAAAATACGAAGAATACGAACATCTTAATATGATGAGAATAAAAGCAGAAGGTGCTTATGATATTTTACAACAAATCTGGGAAGAAAGTGAATCTAAAAAGGAGGAAAAATAATGCCAAGAGGTAAAGGAACATATGGTAAAAAAAGAGGTAGACCCTCTAAAAAAACTAAAAAGAAAAAATAATGGCAAATTTAAGTAGCAAAACTCCAGCGGCAACATATAAGTCCGTTTTAAATGTAGGTACAGCAGACAATCAAGAGCTTGATACTACTTTACGTATTGTAGAAGATGGTGTTGGTAATGATTCTGATTTAAAACTTGCTACTAATAAAGCTAGAATTAATACAGCTTTAGGTATAGGAGTTGACCCTGTTTATGCTTTGGATGTTACAGCTACTTCATCAGTAAGTGCTAGTTTTGTAAGTAATCAAGACACTAATTTTATAGGGTTAAGAGACCAAGATACAACAAGTGATACACATGTTGCTATAGGTGCTCAAGACAATGATTTTATTATAAAAGCTGGTAATGCAGAAAAATTAAGAATTTTGGCTGATGGTAAAGTAGGAATAAATGATGCTACACCATCTTATCAATTAGATGTAAATGGAACAGGTAGATTTACAGGGCAGTTAAATGCAGATTCACATATTGTTATGCCTGATAATGCTCAAATAAAATTAGGAACAAGTTCTGATTTGTCAATATATCACGATGGTAGTAACTCTTATATAGATGATTCTACAGGTACAGGTTCTGTAATAGTCAGAACAAGTAAATTAGAAATAAAAAATGCTGCTAATAATGAAACTTTAATAACTGCAACTCAAGATGGTAGCGTTGATTTATATTATGATAATAGCAAAAAATTTGAAACAACAAATGCTGGAGCAACTGTAACAGGAACTTTAACAGCAACTGTATCAGGTAATGCAACAACTGCAACAACTGCAACTAACGTAACTGTAGCAGACGAGTCAAGCGATACTACTTGCTTTCCATTATTTGCAACAGCAGCTACAGGAAACTTACCTCCTAAAACTGGTAGTAATCTTGCTTTTAATTCAAGTTCAGGTAAATTAACAGTAGGCGGTGAAATACAGTCAGATAAAATACAAATTACATCTGCTACTGATGCTATTTTAACATTTAAAACAAGTGACGATAATAATGGTTATATAGAATGGAGAGATAGTGGTAGCACTAGGCATGCTTATGCAGGATTAACTGGACTTCAAACTGAATTTTTTATAAAACCAGAAAATGATTGTACTAAAGTAAATTTAGCAAATAAGCTTTATGTAGATAAAACAAATAGTAGAGTAGGTATAAATGATGATACTCCTAGTTATGACTTAGATGTAAATGGAACAGGTAGATTTACAGGTCAGTTAAACGCTAATAGTAATCTTATAGTAGATGGTAATATAGGAGTAAATACATCAAGTCCCGATACTGGTTTAGATGTAAATGGAAGCGTTTCTTATAAAATAACTAATTTTTCAACTGTAGGACCTACTGATTCTTATAGTGCAACTAATTTATGTATTTTAAGAGTAGATACTTCTTCAAACAATGTGACTATTGGAGGGTTTTCTAATGGAGTTGCAGGTCAAGTTATACATATAGTTAAACATGATACTACAAATTTTGTTCAATTAGAACATAATGAAAGTCCTGCAGTAGGTTCACATCAAAAGATTTATTTAACATCAGGAGCTGATGAAAGAGTTGTAGGATATGGAGGGTGGACATTAATTTGTGATGGAAGCCATTGGTATTCAGTTAGCAATCCTTCAGGAGCTGCTGATTCAGGTTAACAATAAACAAGCGCATTCACGCTCCGCCAGAGCTTAGCGCAGGGAGGAAATTATGGCAAAAAGTTTAAGAAATTATTCAGTTCAAGAGGCTCAAAATATAGCCTTAGGACAAGCAGGTTCGGTCTTTATAGATGATACAGCACAACATACAGGAACATTTGTTGCTATAAGTGCAATAGAAGATTCTGTAGTAGATGTTACTGATTGTACTAATATTGCCAATACAATGGCTGATGTTGTAGATTTTACAATACCAGCAGGTATGACAATATATGGTGAATTTGAAGTTTTTTCACTTGCTAGTGGAAAAGTTATAGCATATAAGGGTTAAGTATGGCTTTAGGCTTAAGTTCTAAATTATCAAAAACAGGATTAATAACACCTGGTATAGTAACAGATAACCTCGTACTAAAGCATAAGTATGATGCAGGCAGTGTAATACCTGTAAGTGATGGTGTTGCATTTTTTGATGGTACTGATGATTATATTGATTGTGGCGACATATCATCTATTGAAGGCGAAAATGATATATCTTTGGGTATGTGGATACAGTATTTAGATACTAATGCACAGACTTTTTTTTCTAAAGGTAGTTACTATTTATCAGGAGGGTCTTTTGGAGGTTATTATACCCCTGATACTGGTAGATGGAGGTTTTCTTTAGATAATGGCTGGTTTTCTTATACAAGCGATATATCAGCAGATATACCACTTAATAAATGGCACCATATAGTTGTTACATACTCTAATACTAATGATAGAGTATTTTTTTATTTTAATGGTGTAAAAGTAACTCCTAGTACAATTAGTGGAACTTATTCATCTATACCTGCAACAAGTCATAACTTATATATAGGTAGAGATGGTAATAATTATGGTAACCAACTATGTACAAACGCATTTATTTATAAAAAAGAGTTAACTCAACCAGAAATTAAATCTATAATGAACAAGAATTATGCTGGATTAACATCTAGCGAAAAAACAAACTTAGTATCATGGTGGAATTTAGATACAAGTTATTCCTCTAGTGATGGAGATACAAATGTAGTTTTTGATAATCATCATTCAGGTGGAGAGTCTTTAGGAAGTGAGATGGTTATTGATGGTAGTTTTAATAATAATTCCACATCGTGGACAACTGATGTATCAAATGATACAACTGTTACTATATCAAATAATTCTGCTACAATAACAAATTCGGGAACAACAGGATATGGAAGTATTGCTCAAGCATCTACTGATTTTGTTGATGGCAATTATTACAAATTAACATTTGATGTAACAGCTTTAACTACTTCTGATTCTGTTACAGTTTATAATTATAATAGTAATTTAACAAAAACATTGGAGAGTGTTACGGTTCCTGTAACAATTACTGACTACTTTTTAGCTAGCAATACAGATGGTGTTGATATACGAGCAATATGCTCAAATGGAGAAAGTATCACTATAGATAATATATCAGTAAAACAAGTTAACGGTAATACGGGGACACTTTTATAATGGCAGCTACAATACAAACAATAGTAAAACCAACACGAGCTAGAGGATTAGATACCTCTGGTAACAACAATCACGCACAAATATATTCAGGTAGAGCATTAGAGTTTGATGGTGTTACTGACCATTTAACTACCTCTCTTTCAACTG